ATTACTAGCAGTATCTTCTTTGTATTATTTTATGTTAGCATCTGTGTATTGTTTATTTCCATACGTGAGTTATTTATACGTCACATTTCGCATTTTATACGTCATTTTAGGTATGTTCGTGAACATTTTAAGAGTGTTTTTGCATCTATATAGGTTTATAGAGTACCTTAACTCTACACCCCTTTTATATTTTTGATTATTATTGATTACTATTATTATTTATTTAACGTTTTAGTATTGTTGCCTTTATTTCAGATTCCAAAAGATTCAAATAGTTAATGAATTTTAACTATCTATGTCATATTTGCTGATTTATTCTGCCTTACTACGTTTTATTCTATTTTCGTCAAAATAGTCACAGGATTTATTTATTGTTCCCTACAATAATTAGTCAACCAGCATGGGTTTGTCGCCCACTATCAGTCCGACTTTAAGGACAGGAAATTGCTTTTCACGCAGAATTAGCTTTTATTTCCCGCTAACACGACTTTTACCATTTGCTTTTCGCAAATCGCTAGTGCTCGTAAGCACTCATCCCAGAATTCCAAAGTCGAATGTCTGGATGACAACCGTGGAGTAATGAACCACACCCTGCTTGAGGAAACCCTCAACAAAATTCGCAACCGCGAAACCAACCAAGATGTTTCGTACATCTCTCTTTCTTCGGAGCTTCCCCCTGCTTCCGTTGATTCAGAATTTCTTCCAACTTCTGATGTTACGAACTTCTTCGGCCCTCGGCCTTACAAGCCTCTTCCTTTGAACAAGTCTGTTCCTTGTGATTTGGCTTCTCGCCTCGAGTTTGAGCTCGCTTTTAGCGTGCCCATTGGCCCTCTTCCTTTTTACACTCCCACTTCTCTCTCTGCGACCGTGACCCTTCCTGGTCATGTTCTCTCTGAGACTTTTGAGGAGTTTATTGAGGAGCATCCTGTTCTCAAACTTACCGTTGATCAAATCATCGTTGAGCTAGAGCGCATTGGCGTTAAGATTGTCACAATCTTTCGCCCCAATAAGCGCATTTCTTCTAAGCGTGCTCGCCGTCTCTACCGTGAGACTATGGCAAGCGCTTCGAATGTTCATGTCGCTGCAATTTTTAACGAATGGTCCAATCGGGCCTCTTATTACCCTGCTATCCCTTCTCTTGCAGAATATAGCCCCATTTTTGAGCCTTCTAGGCTTTCCACTATATTAGAGGATTCTCTTTTAGAAGAGTTTTCTCCTACATTTTCACCCAGTTCACTTTTTAGTCGAGCTGATGCGAAACATGAAGATATTAAGGATGAGCAGATGAGATCTTATATCCACGAATTAGCTAAAGCTTATAGTGGTTCTGAATTTCCTCGTCAGCTTCAAGTTTTGAATTCTGTTGTTATTAATGTTGGCCTATTTTTTGAGACTAGTACTCTTAATGGTCGTCTTTTAGTTTTAGCAAATTCTATTATACATTTGGCTCGCGCCGTGGAAATAGAATTCTTTGTATCTCTCATTGAGAGAGTTTGTAAAGTTGGAGTCAAGACTACCACCGAAGATGGATACGATTATGATGTTAATGATAATTTCCATGTAACGGAGATGATCAAGCATACTAATTTTACTGCTACTTCAAGGCTATCTGATTTATTAGATAGAGTTGCTGATGGCATTGATAGTATTAATACTAGTTCCATTTTTATTGCAATTAATAAAATTTTTGCATGCCTTGTAGCTCATGAGCTATTTGGCGACGTTCTTTCCGCTAAGCTTTTGTGGTCTGGCTTTATTAAAAGTAAAGACTTGCATAACTGGCGAGAGCGTACTGACGTTCCTATGATGGTTACTGAGCTGCTTCGTGCAGTTTCTGTTGTCATTAAGGAAGTCACTAATGAAAAAGGTGGTGATCATCCTTTTTCCATTCATACTGATTATGACTGGATTGAGTGTGTTCGCTGGCTTATTTCATACGAGTATCTTCGTATCCCTTCTGGGTGCAAAGATATTCCAGAGGGTCACGTTAGTGATACCCTTTGGATGCAAAACCTTAACAGTGCTAATAACGCATTTGTTAGGGTTCTGTCTCGTGACCCCCCCTTAAAACTGTAATGATGCAGTTATCTAGTCGCTTATCGACTATGGTAGTTAAGGCCAGGTGTGCCGATTACGGCGAGCGTCCGTTACCCTTCAACATTGCCATTGTCAGTCCTCCTGGGACTGGCAAGTCTACTTGGATTGCAGATTCTTTGATTCAGTCTTCATTGATTGGATTGGGAGTCATGAAACCAGGTACGACACTTGGCGAAGTTAATAAGGTTAAATGTACAGTTACTCAGAGTGATAAATTCATGAGTACGTATAAACCTGAAAAACATCTGGCTGTAGTGCTAGATGAAATGGGTTCAGGCAACGCTCAGATGATGACAAGTAATGAAGTTATGACTAATATTACCTCCCTTTTGGGAGAGGGAAATTTTTATCCTACTCGAGGTTCTTTAGAGGACAAAGGTAAGGATTTATATAGACCTTTTGTTAACGTCTGTATATCTAATGATTCCACTTTTGGTATCAAAGATTACATTAATAATAGAGACGCTTTTTA